TCAACGCCACATGACTTTGCGAAGTCCGTGTTTCTTAGTGCCAAGCCTCAAGTACTCCGGGCGATGGCGCACATAACCCGGTGGATCAACGTGAACGTGTTTGAAGACATGGTCGGTTGCGACGGCGACCTTCATGCCTGCAAGCTTAGCTCGCCAAAAGAAGTCCCAATGCTCCTCGACCTTGAGCTCTTCATCCCAGCGAATCGCTTGTAAGATGTCGCGATAAGCAACGAAGCAGTTACCGACATAATCACAGCGAGCGATCTTGTCATGCCAACGATATGCTCCAGAGTAGATTCGCATCACACGATCTCGCGAGGCGAGCATTCGGGGGCCTTCTTCCGTATTGCTCATGCCAGAAAGTAAATCTAGGTCTGGGTATCGATCGAGCTTCTCAACGAGCTCAGCAAGTCGGGTTTGTTTCGTGATGATGTGATCGTCATCCGTAAAGACAACCACGGGAGAATCGCCCATATCCAGCAATCGATTGCGACCTGCCGATAGCCCAATGTCGTACTCGGTCTCAACGAGTCGATCGACCTTTGCGGCTTCGTCTGGACAGCACTTTGAAAATCGCAAGTCCGGTCGCCCGTCATCGATCACATGGATCAACGGCCTGTTCTCACCGCACTGCTCATAGATCGAGCGGACGAGCGTGGCACAGCAATGTGGACGATGGATCGTCTTGATACAGAATGTTACTCGGTCACGCATTGACGATCCCTCCTCCTGGATATCGCATTGAATGAAAGCCGTGTTTGCGAAGTCCCATCGCTCGAAACTTCGGTCGACCTCGAAGATCACCATAGGGCTTGGCTCCCACATGGGCATGAACCACTGAGCAATCGACAGCCACAGCGATCGCCAGTTTCTCGATTCGACTGGCTCTGTAGAAAAACTCCCAGTGTTCGTAAGTTTTGATCGCGTCGTCCCAGCGGATACGTGCAATGGTGTCGCGTCTGGCGAGAAACGCATTGCTGACCATGTCGCACCAGCAAACCGGTCCAATGCGTTTGTATTCACCACGATGCATCCAGATTCGTTTCCCGTTCATGAGCGGGCTGAGCATCATTGGCTGGCCACCTCCGCCTTGGCGAACGGCGAGGATGTCGAGATTGTGTTCGTTGAATCGCTGATAGACGCGATCAAGATGTAGATCGGGAGTCACGATCTGGTCATCGTCGAGTAAGAAAACCAGTTCGGTCTCGGCGGCATCGATCGCCGTGTTGCGTCCAACTCCCACTCCCACATCGTGCTTATCGAGATCAATCACACGGCAATGCTTGGCGGTCTCGGGATATTTGGCCGAGAATCGCAATTCTGGTCGCCCGTCGTCCACGACGACTATCGTTGGCGAGTCGAACTCTTTACGCAACGATTCGACAAGCCGATGGCATGCCCAGGGGCGATGGATCGTCTTGATGCAGAAAGTGATTTGGTCGATTGGTAGATTGCTTGTCATGGGCGAACTCACGGATTGGTGATCATTTGGATTAGCTTCATGAAATGTCGAAAGTCTTTACCGCGATTGGCTTGGAGCTTCATTCGCAGAACAACATCCAGCGGTGCGACGTTTCCGAGTTCGGAGATCAAGGAGCGATCAAATACTGCGTCGAAATCGCTCGGTAAAAATTCTCCGAGCTGATGTATGAAATCGAGCTTCGGCTTGCAGGCGATTCGGGTCGAGTGCTGGATGCCACCACGTCCGTTGTCTTCACCTCGAGTCCATACCTTTTGATGGTTGCGACAGACGTGATTCACGAGAGCGTCCCATTCATCAACGGGGATGGTTGGATCGAGCCACGCATCAATGTCGCGCTGCCCCCAGTTGAATCCGTGAAGCTGGATCGCCGTGGAACCGACAATCAAGTAGCGGTGGTTTAGTTCTCCGAGAATCGCGATCGCACTCATTAGCCGAACTTCCTCAATTCTGGATTCACGTGAGCGATGGCCGACTCGAGTTCTTCCTCTGTGGGGTGAATGCCAAGGAATTCAATTAGTCTTGCGATGCCAGCAGCCGGATCTTTTGTTAGCTCTGCGAAGTCAACCCGAAGCACAGGGACTTTCGGATTCGCCTTGATGAACCGCTCTCGATGTTCCAAGAGCGATCGTTGCAGTCGTTCGCAAGCCGCATCGTCGGCAGCGAACCATTGACCACGATGTTTGTTGCTGCGATCCTGAAGCGAACGGATGGAGGCTTCGATGGGTCGATCAACTGCGATGATTCGAAGAGAGTCGCCCAGGCCGGCGTACAAGTGTTCTGTGAATCTGCAAAGGTGCGGATACTTGGCCCCTGCGACCGTCCTGTCACGATTGGCTTCGGTCTTGCGACCAACGATCCAGCTTTTGAGTTGTTTCGTAAGCTGCCCATCGCCGACCTTGGGATCGATCGCTGGGAATCGCATGACACTCTCACAGAGTTTGGCGAGCCCGATCGCTTCGCCACCTCCGGTCGCTTCATAGCCACCGAGTTCGTTACCCATGTGAACGCCAAGGTGATGCATGACCATCGCGACGCAGGATGTACCGGATCGGTGTGGACCGAGTACAGCGAAAAATGGAGCGTCTGAATGGTCTGCGTTGCGTGCGTCATTGAAGAATCGGGTTTGCTCCCACTTCCGTCCGCAGATGTTGGACTTGGTTGGTAGCTGTCCCACGAGCCAACGATCGGGTGTGTAAACGGCGAGCGATTCTTTATCGACCGTTTTCGACTGGACCATCATCTCGTACCTGCGTTGCGTGAGGCGACCAAGGTGATGATCGATGTGATGCTTTACATGCCACTCGTTCCAGTTCAAATGACGATATAGGGTTTTCATTGCCAATCGACCTCGCACCATGAATGCATGTGTGCGGTTGACATTGAACGGTCTGTAAACTCGCTCGCTGACTTTCTGTGGCGGATGTTTGCCAGCGTAGAGATGCTGACCTCCGAGATATGCCAATCCCCAGTCGTCCGGAAGCTCGGCGACATACTGCTGTAGCTGCTTGGTGAATTCAGAACCGAAACCAGCGTCGTCTTCAAAGACAACATACGAATCGATCCCTTCGAGCAAACACTTCTCAAGGATGAGCAAATGCGACCGATAGCATCCCCAGGCACCGTTTCCAGCTCGCCACTGCGGGGGCGTTGCCAATCGCCGGCCGTCGATGGCAGCGAAACGTTCGGGCTCAGGAAATGGCCACGGATTTGGCAATTGATCCAGCCACTCACGCAGCCGATCGTCGCGTCGATCTAGGTTCATCAGGAAACATCGTTCAACGATCTTATTCGTCGTCGGTGTCGTCAGTGTCGTTGTCGTTTGGCTCGGGTGCTCCGTCTGGGAACTTGCGTTCGAAGCGACGGATGGCTGTGATGACCAGCGACTTTGCGATGATGCGAGTAAACTTCCCACTTGGTAATCCTCTCAATTCGGCTTCTTCTAGTAACCATTCCACGATCGTGTCGAGATTCTGTCGGCAACCTTCGGGCCCCCAATCGTTCATCGTGTCGGCGCGTGTTTCGCACTTGCACGAATCACTTGGTCGAGCGAACCAAGCGAGCATCTTTTTGAGCTCGTTCCCAGGCCCGGGGCGAAAGTCATTGATTCGAAAGCTGACGGGCTCTTCACCCGTCGGCTTGTACTCGTTCATCAATTGGCGAAGCTCAGCGATGGGCTTGCCGAGTCGCTTGCGATGAACGATGGCCATTCCGAGCGTCACAACATTGACTGCTTGCGGATTGGGATCTTGCTGGCAAGCTTCGCAGGCCTTCGCCGAAGCGAGCACCTTGCATTCGGCGACCTGGGATGCAACTCGGCACTTGTTGTCCGGAGTGAGGCGCGGGCAATGGATCATGCAGCCACCTCCATCACTGCGCCGTCGTAGCGGCCGGAGCCCTCGGGTGGTTCTGGGCTTTCACAGTCGGAATCCAACAGTTCCCAGCCGCATGACCAGATCCAAGTGCTGTTGCAACCGCTGCTGGAACTTCCTGGCGGTGGTTCGCTTGGTGGCTCCGAATCAGAGGTGCTTGGGCGACTACCGTCAGATGGGTCAGAATCTGATGGCTGTGAATCTGAATCGCTTTCGGAATTACTATCCGATGTGCTGTAGGATGCACTGCCTGATGGATGATGACTTGTTGAGTAGCTATAGCTTGGATGATCGCTAGTGCTATACGATGGTCGATCGCTACTTGGATCTTCGCTTTGGCTCTCCGATTCGCTTTGGCTGGTCGATTCGCTATTGCTTTCGGAGGTGCTTTCAGAAGTACTTGTGCTACCTGATTCGCTCGTACTCGCCGAACCGCTGCCGGAGTAACTTGGTCGGCTTGTGCTGTAGGAATCGCTACCCGAATGCGATTCGCTATCAGAGCCGCTCTCCGATTCTGATTGGCTTTGCGATTCACTCCCGCTATCACTCGAAGATTCAGGGACGCTAGTACTGATCGATCCGCTGCCGGAATGTGATTCGCTTTCGGAATTGCTTTGGGATTCGCTATTGGAACTTGCGGAATCGCTATCGCTGGAATCACTGCCGCTCGAATCGCTATGGCTTGCGCTCGATCCACTTGAGTAGCTTGGCGTTGAATAGCTCGGATGCGACGTCGATCTACTCTCGCTGGTCGATTCACTCGATGCCGATTCTGAATCGCTTGATTCTGATTCACTCGATTTAGAATTGCTTGAATGGGAATCACTGGAATCGGATTCGCTCGATGTAGAATGGCTGCTCGATACACTAGGCAGACTGTACGATTCGGATGACTTTGAATCTTCGGAACTTGAGTCATCAGAGCTGGAAGCGGAAGAGTCGCTGGATTCGCTATCGGCACTGCTGGATGGGGACACGGACGAGTGGCTGCTCGAAGGCTTGGAATCCGAAAAACTTGATGACGATTCACTTGGCGAACCACTCGATGAATCGCTGCTTGAGCCACTCTCGGAGGAATCGCTACTTGAGCTTGATCCGCTGCTCGCCGACGAACTGCTATCGGGCTCACTGTAGGATTGGCTCGATTGGCTTGAATCGCTGCTTCCAGAGGAACCGCTACTGGACGAATCAGAACTCGATGATTCGCTGCTCGAGGAATCGCTGCTGGATGAATCACTATCTGATGCAGACGAATATGACAACGAGTTGGACGATCCGCTAGAGCTAGATGAACTCGACGAGTCACTTGAGGAGCTGGATGATGACGAACTCGAGCTTGGCGAACTGCTACTCGACGACGATGACGAACTGCTGCTGAGGCTTATGGATGAACTGCTTGCCGATCCGCTGCTCGAAGAAGGTGAAGACGAGCTGCTCGAGCTTGGCGAGCTACTACTGGAGGAGCTCGGCGACGACGAATTGCTCGACGAAGAGCTAACCGACGAGCTGCTTGAAAGACTGCTCGACGGACTGCTGCTCGATGAAGATGAGTCAGAACTGCTACTGGACGATGAGCTGATGCTCGATGACGACGAACTGCTAGACGAGCTTGAGCTACTGCTGGAGCTTGAACTAGAGCTCGATTCGCTGGAACTGCTTGAACTCGAACTGCTCCCGTCGCAGCATCGGCAGCCGATGGTTAGATAAGCGGAGGTGTCCTCATGGAAATGGCAAACAATCTGTTGGCTTGCGAGCAATGCGTAGTCGCAGACGTTGTAGACGGCGACCTTCACGCCGATTGGCGACCAAGCACCTCCGGCGTAACGTAACTCGCGAGCCATGCCCCATGACTTAGATTTGATACGACCAAGTGGTTTGCAGAGCAACGTTTGTTTGGGTGGATCGATAATCCAAGATCGGTTGCCATCGTAAGTGACGTTGAGATACTGGCCATCGTCATACTGCGTCACCGGGCCACGGATACGCTGAATACTCGGATTGCGTGCGATGATGCGAACCGAGTTACCGTTCGGTTTAAGGACGGTTTCAATCAATCCAGAGTCATCAAGCCGGTAGAGTTCACAGTTGGCAGAACCAGTCGTTAAACCAGATCGACCTGGAATTCCACCGCTCGGTACCTTTATCAGGAATGCTGGATCGGCTGGCTTACCGACTCGAACCACAGCCCACTGAACACCCGATTGATTTGGTTCGCGTCGCCACAGGATTTGAGCCGATCCATTGGGCTTCGATTGGAGAGTCGTTCCTCCTGACTCGGCGACATCAGCATATTGATGCCAGGTCTCTTGAACGTTCACCCGAGCAGCCACCACGCCTGCAAATACGACGCGTCCGACTTTATCTTCGGCAATCGGTTCAATGGCGACGCCAAAGCGACCCGTGTGGGATTCAGCGTTAGGCCGGACCGATTGGATCGTGGCATCGCGAACGAAACGAGCGAGGTCCATTGGGCCTTCGTCTGGATCGCCTAGTGGGGCGTTGAAACCTACAATTCCACCGATGGGCACAGTGGTCGCACTTTGGTAGTGCACGCGAACCGTGGCAGCGTCGCGAACGTGGGTGCGATTTCCTCCGCCACCCGAGAGTCGATCACGAGCGATGGCATCGGCCGCTGCCAGCAGACGGTTGTATTCCGCTGCCGTGATATTGAGTTTCTCTCCTGGTCGAACTCGCCTCGCCATTACTCGATCCCCAATGCGTTAAAGTTCGCTTCGGGGTAAACCTGCTCGACGTAGGCCGCTTCAGGAACTTGCAAGACTCGATCGCCAACAACCTCTTCGCCATGTTTAACCCAGAGGTAGTCCCAACCTCGCTTGGCGACACCGTTGATGTTTCCAACTCGCAAGTTCATCTCATTGGGACGAGCCGCGAAGTGATAGGTCACATCAACCCAGTTCTGTTCGTCCTCGCCACCTTCGCCACCTAGGAACAATGCTTCACCTGGAGCGAAGATCGACCAGCCTGTCGAGTTGACTCGCCCTGTCATGGCTACCATCGCGAGAAGGTATTCGGTCGAGACAAACTCAAACTTCTTGCGGACCGAGAACTCGAAGGCAGGAACGGTCACGTCGACGCCGGCTACGCCCGAGTCACTTACACCGATTGCACCGCGATAGTTCGGAGGTATCTTTCCAGGCGCGGCATAGATTCCACGTGTGAATATGGATTGATTGAGATGAGTCGATGCTCCAGTCGTATTAAATGAGACTGGATCGAGCTTCGTCTTGTTGATTGACACATTGACAAGAGCATGCTTTTCATTGATGTACTCGCCATCAACTTGCAGATAAGGAACCAAGTCTCGTTGCGTCGCTCGATAGTACGCATAAACGGCATCCGCAGCGCCAGCCGGATCGACTGAGCCACCGTTGGTGCCGACATAGACAAACGTGTCCGAGGTCGTCTTGCCACGTGTCGCCTTTTTGGAAAGGGCAGCCAGTTCGAAGTTGTATCCACCGCTTGAGAATCCCATTAGCTGAATACGAAGCCTCCTGTGCGTGCGCGTTCGGCAAGCTGAGATGTATTCTCAGCCGTTTGAATGATGGCTCGCTTCACATCGTCCGAGAGACCTTCGCCGGCAACTTGTGGCATTTGCAGCCTCGCAACGCTTTGCGATAGTGCAGCATCGAATTCCTCCAAACGCACCCGAACCGCTGCAAAGGAGGCCATGATCGATTCGAGATTGAGCGAAGGTTCTTGATCGTCAACCGTCGGTTCTATGAAATCCTCGGGCGACGATACTTCAGCGTCCACTGGCTGCAGACCGAGTTCCGGTTCAACTTCTGGAACTTCAAGTTCTGGATCATTCGCGTCCGCACCGGCATTCACATCAGCATCGACGCCATCCGGATCGACTTCGTTCCTTTGATCAGGAGGCTCGATCACGGGAATGAGCGATGCACCACTACCAAGACCGAGTCCACGACTATCGAAGTTTCCAGCCGCTTCTGTTTTCTCCGTCGGCTCTTCGGGGCCATCGGAGAATCGATCCATTGAATTTTTGGCAGACCGATCCAAACCAAGCTTAAGATCCTTTTTCTTGGGCGGCTTCAGTTTTGGATCTTTGATGCCATCCACTTCAACCTTGGGAACCTTCAGTGCGCCGGACTTCGGCGGATTCGGCATCTCTGGAATCGGAAGACCAGGCTCTTTAGCGGGTGTTGGTTCTTGGGGTTTGGCTGCGTTGGCTGTTTCTACAGCCGCATCGAACTCCGCTTGAGCTGCGGCTACTTGCTGGTCACGCTCCTTGGCACGATCTTCTGGCGACTGGCGACCGGCTTCGCGGGCAATGCGAGCTTCCTCACGCATTTGATCAAGAGTCTTTTGAACGCCAGCGGTGGTGTCATCGATAGTCTTTTGTCGCGTGAGACCCGCCGCTTCGTTTTGCTTGAACTGCTCCTCTTTGGACGCATCAACGGTTTGGTTCTTGGCTTCGGTCTCCTGATCGATGACCGCCATCTCGCCATCAATGTCGCGACCAGCGCGGGCCTTGCGACGTTCCTCAAGTTGCTGCTTAATCCCTTCCTGCATCTGAACACGATTGGATTCGATCTGTTGCTTGCGTGCGTCGCGTCGCTTCATGCGATCGGCGATGGCTTGCTGTTTCTTATTTTCTTCAGCTTCGTCGGCTGTTCGAATCTCCTTGTCGATCTTGGCCATTTCAACTTCGACATTCACATCGTCATCGAATAGCGATTTCAGCTTGATCCAGGCCTTGCGCAGAAAGCCGACGGTCGAGTTCCACATCGATTTGACTTGGGCGACGAACACCGACCATGTATCAGCGAGATAGTCGATGGTTTCGACCCAGGCGGTCTCTACGCCTGCAAGCGCATTGATGAGCACGCCACCAATCTGCACAGAAACATCGCCGGCTATATCCACCAGCTCACGCAATCGAATGAATCCCTTTTTCAGAAATCCGATTGTCGAGTTCCACCCCTTCTGTACCGAGGTCGTGAGGATTGTCCAACCATCGGCCATGAAACCGAGCGTCGCATTCCATACGCTTGCAAGTCCTGATAGGGCACTGATCAGCACATCGCCAATCGCATAAGCGGTGTCGCCCCAAACATCGGACAGGTAATTGGTGAAGTCGGCCCACACTCCTTTGAGATAGGTTGTGCCTTTGATCCACTGGAGCTTGAGATAAGTCCACAGAACGTTGGCCGCTGCGGTGATGTCGCCGGCAGCCAGTGCATTGGCGATCGCACCAAAGGCTTTGATCGTGTCAGCCTTCAGCGTTTCGAAGACGCCTTTCAAATACTCGATCGCTTCGCCAGCGATGCCGGATGAGTAGACGAAGTAGGCACCCAGTGCGGCAACTGCAGCGACAACAAGTCCGATAGGTGTGAACAGAGCGCCGATCATGGTTACCAGGACACCGATCGCGGTTCCTACTAGTGAGAACATCGAAGCTAGCCCACCAACAGCGAACGCGGCCACACCAGCAGCGCTGCCAATACCGATGAAAGCCGCGCCGACAGCAACGACGCCGGCAACGATCAGCGCGACTTTCTTGACAACTTCCTGGTTCTTGCCGATCCATTCAATCAGACCGGAGAGAGCCCGAGAGATTGCGTTCATCATTTTGGTGACCGAGAGGTCCAGCGATTCACCAATCGCAATGGCCACGCCCTCGATCGAGCTTTTCAGGATTCGAAACGCGCCACCGATCCCTGCATCCATATCGCGTGCGGTCTTGTCGGCGATGCCATTTGACTTCTTCAGGTCGGCAAGCAGCTTCTTGGTATCGGTGACCGTCTTACCGATTGCCGAAGCACTGGTGATGCCCATCAAACCGAAGACTTCGTTGAAGGCTTGGGCTCGATCACCAGTTCCCATGTTGGCCGATGCAGCGGCAACTTCGCCAAGAATGTCGACTAGGTCGCGTGCATTCCCTTGGGCATCCTTGGTCGCAACGCCGAATACCTTTTGAAACTTCTCAGACTCTGCCGCGCTCAGAGTGAGTAATCGACGTAATGCTGTACCGGCTTCACTACCCTGAATCCCGAGGTTTCCGAGCGTGCCAAGAACGGCAAGCGTTTCTTCGAGGCTCATGTTGGCATCGGCTGCCACAGGACCGGCGTATTGCAACGCTTCCCCAAGCGACTCAACCGAGTTGAAGGACATGTTGGCTGCTGCGGTCAATCGATCCGAGACTCGCACAGCATCGGTTGCTTCCAAGCTGAATTGACGGATCGTGGCTGACATGATCCCAGAGCTAACGGTTGCATCCGTCCCAGTGGCTCTTGCTAGATTCATGACCGCGCCGGTCATCTCTTCAATCTGCTTGGGTGAGAAACCTGCTCGACCGAGTTCAGTCATCAGAGAAGCGACCTCACTGGCCGAGAAACTTGTTGTGGCTCCCAAATGCTTTGCTTTGTTACGCAGCGATTCCAATGTCGCGCCGGTTGCATTGGCAGCTGCGCCTGCGGCCCGAATCGCATCATCGAAACTGGTATAGACTGCCAAGCTGGCTCCCACAGGTGCGGCGGCGGCAACGCCAAGGCCAGTGAGCTTGGTGCCGACCAGTCGCGTGGACGCCCCGAACGATTTGAGCCGCTTTTGCGCAGCTTCGAGTCCCTTGAGGAACTGGGCACTCCTCGCGGTCAGCTCGACGTATGCTCCTCCGGCTCTGACTTGCGACATGGCGATTCTGACGTTCTTGGTTGAAAGTTAGCACCGAGCATCGCAGCTGCTTGTTCAACAGTTCCGCGAGCAACGATTGGCTTTTGGTCTGCGTAGGGATTGAAGTCGTCGGGCTTGAATGGCTTGCGACGTCTCTTACGATCACGGTTCATCTCGGCCATCAACGCCATGATCGTGCTCGCGACATTCCAATCGTGTTGGCGTTTGGCCTCAGCCATCAGCACAAGTTGGCGAAGTGTTAAGGGACCTGGATCGACTCCGACGATGCCGGCAAGTCGGACGATGAGTCGTTCAATGTCGGCACAGCGAGCTTGCGTTCGAGATCTTCTACGAACTTGTCGACCAAGTTCGGATCGTCCAGTCGCTTCTCGATCGCACTGATCCCCCGTGTCTCGATCAGCTTCTGCTTCTCGGCCGCCTTCCGCAGAAGACGGCGTCGCGACTCCGGGAAGTAATTGATCAGTGCTTCGAGGAGTGCACCGGTGGCATCGTCGATAGAATTGCCAGCGAGCCCCTCGCCGAAAGCTTCGTCGGTGATCTGCTGCTGGTCCGCTTGCGGCTTGCAGATTGCAAAGAGCACATCGCCCAGGAGCAATGGATCGGTCGAGAGTCGCGTGATCAAATCACCATCGATTGCTTCAAGAAGATGCACTCCGGTGAGAGTCTTCACGCGGCGCAGCGTCGTGTTGTCGATATCCACAATCCAAATGCGACCGGCGCGGTCAACGAACTTCTGCATGATGCCTCCCTGAGTATTATGAATCCTCTAAACCAACCACAACGACAGCGATCAAGGACCAGCCAAGCCCGGTCCCACATTCATGCCACCACCGCCAGTCGATTGCGTTGGTTTGAGAGTCACATCAGCCGAAATGACCTCCTCCAAGTTCTGGTTGACATTGAAGGTCATAACTTCGCAAGTCAGAGTGAGCGTTCCACCGGCATCGCTAATACCGACATCACACGGATCACCTGAACTCCATAGGCCTTGAAGCATGCCAAAAGCAGAGTCACCCTCTTTATTGAGGACCGTGAACTCGATGGATGCGTCCTTAAGCGTTCCCACAGTCGCACGCCAACCGTTGTTCGCGCGAGTACTGGCATCCGCTTCGGCCTTCTCGAGGCTGACGGTCAAATCCTTGACGTTGGTGATCTCGGCACCGTCGATGGTGAGGACGGCTTCGAGACCAAGTCTTACTTCTGGCATTGTGAATGATTCCTTTTGACGAACTTTTACTTGACTGAGTTGGCCCAGAACGTGGGGAGCCGACTCCGATTGGCTTCCAGAGCCGGCTTCATGAATGGTCGCTTGGGATAATGGCGAGGCTTGTTGTCACTGCGCCGTTCGTTCTCCTCGACAATCAAGCGAGTTGCTCGGTTGGCTTGCGCCGCAGATCGCAGTTCGATCCTCGCAAACTTGGTCTTGCTTCCGTGTTGTATGGCACGGATGGGACCATGCTCGCCAACCTTGAATCGATGCGGCTTGAGCTTTCGACGCTTGGTTGCCACGCCACCGAATTCATGCAAGTTCCAAAT